CTCAGCTTTACCTACGGAAGCATTTAATGTTAAGGGTAATACAAACATTAGTTCATCATCTGCTTGGATGGCTCCCTTATCAAAGGATTACTTAATGCAGAATGAAGTTCAGGATGCTGGAAAAAGTAACACTAAATTTCTTGGGGTATTTTAACTTCTAAGTATAAACTTAGGTAACGAGGATTTTTTAATATGAATTATAAATCATACGCTGAGCGAAAGAAAGAATATGACGATAAGATGTTTCTCTATATAGCGAAACGATTATTCGACGATTTGGATGAAACCGATGCAGCACATGAAGATATTATTGATGGTGTAGGGAATGTTTTAAAAACTCCCAATGCCACCAATGATTGGGCTTTCACTTCAATGGATAGATTTCTATTACTTATAAGACAGCAATTAGGCGAAGATACTATCAGAGAAGTATTACAGAACTATGAATTTACAAAAGACATAGATTCTCTATTTATTATGGCCCATGGAATGGACTGTGATTATGTTAAGCTCCGTGAAGTATTAGGTGCTATTGTGACTAAGGTGGAAGATAAGAGTTACTTGCCTGAATACCTGTATCATGAAAATGATGAAGAGTATATTGAGGATGAAGAAGGACTAAACTTCACGGATAAAGTTCGCCGAGCATTAACAGTTGCTACCTATCTATTATATGGGGTACGTAACCAAGCAATGCCAAGTAGCACTATGTTTGATAGAAATGTACTACCGAGTGTTGAACTCACCTTTGGGGTTCGTCCTTGGGGGAATCATGATGAGTGCATCGAATACTGTAATACTCATGGACTTACTGAATTCAGTGATATTAAAGGTGAAGGTATACGTCTATTAGTTACACTATCTAAATTATTTGTAGATGGTGGGCTTTTACTCAAAGATTCAACTAGAGTTGAGAATCAAACTAGAAACTGGACCAAGTTAGCCAATGAGAGATTATGAGTCAGAAAGGGGATTTTACATATAACGGAGTCCCTATATTCAATGTAGGATTTATGGACTTCACTACATTTGCTTCCTGTATGGAGAGTAAGTCTAGGATATTCTCAAAAACTATTTTGAATGAAGATTTACGTGACTATTATAAGAAGTCTCGTGATAAGAAGTTTGGTATCTGTTATGAAGGCGTAATACTAGACGTTCGAAAAATTAAAGATGCTATTAATAATTAAGTTACTTAATATTAAACTCAAAAAAGCTGATGTTACCATCAGCTTTTTTCGTATAAACTAATGAGATTAGGAGGTTATAATTATGAGTAAAAAAATATTATCCATTGACGGTGGTGGTATTAGGGGTATTATCCCAGCATATATTTGTATGAAACTAGAAGAAGATTTAGGTAAGCCAATCAATGAGATTTTTGATTTTATCAGTGGTACATCTACAGGTGCTATATTGGGAGCTGCATTAGCTAATGGAATACCTGCGAAGACTGTATATGAATTATACGCAACGCATGCAGATGGCGTATTTAAGTCCCAACATGCGTGGTACAAACCTTGGGGTTATATCACTTCACCTAAATATGACCGTAGTCGTCTAATGAAATTAATACGCGAGGTATATGGCGAGGATACCAAGATATCTGACACTAAAGTTCATTTTATGTGCACGGCCTATAATGAGATGACCCAACTAAATGAATTCTTTACTTCATGGGAATGTCAATATACTGATTATTTACTTGCAGATATAGTCGGTAAGAGCTGGTCGGCACCATTTTACTTTGGTAAGTGGGTTGATAAAAAAAATAAAAAAGTTTATAGTGATGGTGGCGTGGGTATATATAATAATATCACATTAAAAAGTTTAATGGAAACCCCTGAGTTAAGTTGGTCCACAGCTGAAAAATATATGATGAATCTGGGCTGCGGTAATTACCGCGAGACATTTTCATATAAACGAGTAGTTGATTGGATGAATATAAAAGAGTCATGGTTTACCGTATTTGGTGCCAAAGCTGCTCGTGATAATCAAATAGAGAATCTACAAAAAGATTTTTTAAGCTCTAAAATGGTCCCAGACCTTGAATTTCATAGCTATGAGCCATCAATGCGACGCGCGATATATAAATTAGATGGAGTCAAATACATTCCAAAATACATCAAACTTGCCGAAAAACTATACACGGAAATCGACATTTCTCCTTTATTATAATAAGTAGGTGGGAATATGCCTCAACATGAAATAATTTAGAGGTATAAACTATTTAAAACTGCTCCCACAAATTGGTACATAATGCTAGTAGATAAGAAAACAAACTACGAGACTCTCGCGTCAAGAATACTATCCCGTCAAAGGGACTACGGTATGGCTAACCCTAAGGGGCAAGTTTTTGACCGTCAGTTCAATCGTATTGACACAGATAGAGAAATTGAAGTAAGTCGTAATATCGTTGGTCAGGGTCGAAAGCAATTATCATATCCAAATGGGTTAACACCTGATGGATATAGTTCATTTGCACCGACTCTTGGTGTCAATGTATCGAACTTAGACCCACAGCGTGCCTATGAAGCTACTGCTGAGAACCAAGTATTACTTTACTGGCGAAAAAACCGTGAGCGTGTATTAAAATATTACCGTGTAGCTGGTCGTGCTGAAGTATCCGAATCATTAGATGCAATCTGTGATGAGGGAGTTTACCCAAATGACTTAGGAGAGATTTGTTCATTACGAATCGACCCTGATGCTCAGATTGGTGAGGCTGTACGCGCTAACATGCATAGAACATTCCGTCGTGAAGTTCTGAATAGAATTCTTGATTTCAGTAAAGATGGTTGGTATCTAATGAGAACTTTGCTTATTGAAGGCAGAATTTTCATGGAAGTCGTGTATAGTGAAGATGAAGGCCAGATAGTTGCAGTCAATCTTCTACCATCTCAGAATATGATTATTATTACTCAAGATGGAGTGATTGTTGGATATCGACAAATGCTTGAAGGTAGCTTTACTTCAGCAAGTAATACTAACGGTAAAAATTATATTGACTATTCACCAAATCAGATTTTATATGCTGACTTGAATATGTATGGTCCGGGTGGAATCAATGACGCACGTAGTCCTATTGAACCAGCCATTAAACCTTTTAACCAGCTAAACTCAATTGAAGATAGTGTGACAATGTATAGAATCCAATGGGGTTCTGAAAAACTTGTCTTCAAAATTGATACTGGTATGATGCCTAAGCCTAAAGCCGAAAAGCACATGAAAGACCAAGCTAAACTTCTATCCCGTCGTGTTGATTATAATACAGGTACAGGTGAAGTAACTAACGTCGGACGTGTAATTGGTCTTGGTGAACATTTCTTTATATCGACATCGAATCAAAGTAAAGGTTCGGAAATCACTCGCCTTGAAGGTGGTGATAATATCGGTAATATTGAAGATGTGAAATATTTCAAACGTAATCTTGTAAATGCAATGAAAGTTCCGCCGGGACGTATTACTGCACTACAGGGTGATGGTGAAAACTTTAACAATGGTAAAATTGGTGAAGTAACTCAAGCCGAAGTCTCGTTTGCGCGTATGGTGCAGAGATATCAGACTCCATTACAGATTATAATCACTCGCTTATTTGTTATGGTATTGAATACTAAAAATGAAATTTCCGATGATGTTAAGATGGAAGAAAATTATGGCGTTATTTTCGAAAAAACCAATTCATTCCAGAACTACATCAATTCTGAAATACTAAACTTAAATCTTGATACATTCGATAAGGTTATGAAGCACGTTAAAACTGCTGAGAATCCGGGTGGTGTTATATCTCAACGTTGGGCAATGGTTAAAGGTCTGAAAATGACTGATGAAGATATTGTACTAAATGGTGAATATATGAAAGATGAAGAGCAAAAAGCCGGTGAGGAAGAAGCCGGTGTAGTTCCAGCGGATGGAATGTAGTAAATGACTTTCCCTAAACTTATAAACTGAATATAATGGATAATACGAAGAAAAAAGTCAAAGCGCTGATAAGTGGGATTCTAGCAGATGATACCGATAAGGTAAAATCTGTTGTCCGTGACTTATCCGAAAGTATAATACCTGACAAAGAGCAGGAAATAATGAGCGTCTTGATAGAGAGCTTCAAGGGAGACACCGATGTCTAAATTACAGTTATTACAGGAACCGGAAGGTGATTTTAGTTTAGCTAAACCAATGTATGAAGATGCATATGACCTTAGCGGTAAAAAAACTAAAAAATTAAAAATTTATGGTACGGCGATTGTTACTGATATTCCCGGTATTAATGGGCGCTCGTATCCTAAATCTATTCTGGGGCCAGAAGTTAAACGCTTCAATGATAAATTTATAAGCAAAGGGCGTGGTGTAGCAGAGCTAAATCACCCTAGACTTACCGCTGAAGGTGAGGGTAAAGATTATTCTGTATTCGAAATAAATTTGATGAAAGCATGTGCTGTTATCGAAGAACTTTACTTCGAAGGTAATAATCTTTATTGTAAAATGGCTGTGGTTGAAAATCACCCAGCAGGTCAAGCATTAAAAGCATTGATTGATTCTGGATATGTTCCGGGATATTCATTGCGTGGTGCTGGTTCAGTTGTAGATAGTGGTCAAGGATTCCTTGAAGTATCTGATGATTATCGTTTGATTACAATCGATGTCGTTGGTAACCCATCATTTGACGACAAAGCATTAATTTCAAGTATGTATGAATCTGTTAAAGGTTCTAATGTACAAGTATTGACTGAAGCAGTTCAGAGTACTTATACTGAACTTGCAATGAACTACGACATTAAACAAAAAATCCGTCTCAATAACAAACAGTTTAATAAGGCTGCGTTGGAGAGTACATTAAGAACTTATGGTGATAAAGGACTTTTAGGTTAAACTATGGTAATCGACATTAATAAAATTTTGGGTAAAAACATTCTTAAGAAATTAACTTCTGGAGATGTAACGGCAATCAATGAATCAATTAATGCCGAATATAATACCCGAGTGAATAAACTAGAAACCGATACGAGTAATCGTTTCGAAACTCTAGTTGAGAATCTTACTGAAAAGTTTGATAATCAAGTAAATCAAGTAATCGTTGAAGACTTCCGTGACAACGTTAGTAAAACAGTTGATACTAAACTTTATAGTGTTATCAAAAGTGTTGCAAATGTTCTTGAGTCTGCTGGTATTCCAGTAACAGAAAAGACTAAAGAGCTGCAATCTACTATGAAAGACATGGAGAAGAAAATCAACGACATGACTGACGAATATGAAGTCATGAAAGACCAATACAAAGACGAGAAAAAAGAAAACTGGATTCATCGTAGATTGGAAGGTATGAAGCCTGAGATTATCAGTCACGCTCTGGAGTATTTTAAAAATAAAGATATTCTTGATGTACAAGATGAAATCGAAGCTTTCCTTGATAATGATTTCTCAAGTTTAGTTCTTGATGGTGATGATGACTTAAGTAGTGACCTTGACCTCGACAGAGTAAAAGATGCGCTACAGGGTCTTGATGAAACTGAAGGTGGTAGAGTCAATAAAGACCGTCCGGCTTCAAAGTTTGAATCACTTGGTAAAGGTTTAAAATCTCAAAAAGTATTAGCTGGTAGAACACCAAATAATATTGATAGTGCAAGTCTTGTAGAGTCATCACGAACATTAACCGAGGGAGCTAATCCCGGAGATGATGATACTCGTGAGGCATTAAATAAGATTGATGACTTCAATAATCTTGGATATAACTTTAAGTAGCTTAATTCACTTATACGACGAAAAAATCATACTACATAACTATATACGCCCCTTTTAGGGGCGTTTTTTGCGTTCATTGCTCATTTGAGCATCAGAAAATAAAAATACTATCAACACGTTATAAACATCAATTGAAGACTAGCAATAGTCATCACTGGTTGTTGCAAAAAAACTTATAAGGTATATATCAGATGAAAAAAACACAAAAAAAATCACTCATTCAGAAGTGGGCACCGGTATTAGAATCAGACATTGGTACTCCAATTCGTAGCCAGCAGGACGCATCAGTTCTAGCATGTCTATTGGAAAACCAAGTTAAACTAAACAAAGGTTTCCTTCCTGAATCTGTTAACGTAACAGGCGACGTTGAAGTTTATCAACAGTACGCACTTCCACTTATCCGTCGTCAGTTCCCTGAACTACTTGCGATGAATACAGTAGCTGTTATTCCTACCACTACACCACAAGGTA